GTTCTGCCTCTTGGTCTGTCATATCGTCTAAATAAGCGAGACCATAGACAAGTTTGTCATTGACATATAAGTCAAAGGTTCGCTTTTCTCTGTTATAGTCATACTCATAATTCATTTTATGCCCCCAAAAGTTCGTTTGCGTCAATTGCTTCACTATTATTAAATGCTTTGTCTCGTTCTTCTTCTGAAATATACCATTCAATGTGATCTATATAAACTCCCTCTAAATCTGATGAATATTCTATCCCAAAATGATAATGATTATCAGGGTTATCTATATCACTGCATTTGTATTTATATTGAATATTAGTCATTTTTAGTCCCCTTGATAGTCGATAGCATTTTTAACAGCATATTCAATAAGATTATAAAGTTCCTCACCATATTCAGTGTTGCGTGTTCCATCTTGAATGTCAGGATCATGCTCAATACATTTTTTAGCAATTCCAAAATGATCTACAATTTCAAAATACACTTCTTGAGTGATATTGCATACTTGATCAAGTTCTAAAATGTTCGTCGTCATTTTCTACTTCCTCCAAATAGTTTAAAAAGTCTTCAATGTCATTCATTATGTGATTTGGTAAATCAACATTTTTTTCTTCCGTGCCGTCTTCCCATACTATATTAAAATTCCACGCTTTAATTTTCATTTTATAGAATCCTCCCTGTTGTATTTTCTATAAGTTTATTTAGTAAATGTTCATAAGGCTTATCTAGTTTTTTAGCGTTATATATCTCTTCAATAAGTGCGATAGTGCCTTGATCTACTGCTTCATAATATCTCTCTTCTAACTCTTCAAATAGAATAGCGTCTTCTATCTCTGATAAATCAACCTCCATGACAGAGTTAAAACTTAATGGAATGTTAGCTTTCATTTTAAAATCTCCTTTGTTATTAAAAAAGTCATTCATGAAAAAATTTACAGGTAAAATTGGTTTTTGTCAATATATTTTTAACGAAAACTTTGTAACAAATTGTAACATTGGGTAAAGCTATCCCCCTATTAAAATTTATCTTTTTAAAATATTTTGACAAAATAACCCCCTTAAAGCTAAAAAGCTTTTCAAAAAATACCCCTACAAAATAAAAAAGGGCTTTTTATAGCCCCTTATTATTTATTGAAATACTAATCTACTTTCCATCGATCCATCTACTAATTTACAAAAAGCCTTAGCGGATTTTTTATCATCAAATTTTCGATGATTTAAAAATAATCCTACAATTGGATCATTATCCCAATAGCTAACAATAAACATAATATACCCCTTTAAAATTGTAAATACGGCTTAATTTAAGCCCTAAAAAGCCCTATAAAAAGGCTTTTTAAGATTAAACTAATTAAATAAGATTGATTGATAGATAGAATCAAAATTATCAGGATAATAATTTTCCTCAAATTTTCTTACTAAAAATTCAAGGATATAATCTATCAAAATATCATTTTTATTGTTTAAAGCATCATCATAAGAATAATTGGAAATATATCCGCTTGATGATTTTGTACGATCCTTCAAATATGATAAAAATTCTTTATCATCTTTAAAGAAATTATTCATGGAAATTACATCTGATTTTTGCATATCGCAATTAATTACATCGGTTGAATAATTGTAATATTTAGGGCTTATAAGCTTTAAATTACAAAATGAAGGTGTTAGCGGATAATTATCCTTGATCCATCCTTCAAAATCATCGGTAAAATCTTTTATATAAGAATCATGAATAGTTTTATAGTTTACATTTTCCGCTTCTTTATCATTAAAATTTCCATCATCATCGCTAAAATAAGATTCAATAGCTTGATCAATAAAATAGCTATGAATTGATTCATAGAATCCCATAAAATTAATATTAGTATTTATCATGATTAAACCCCCATTTTTGAATTATTAAATGTAAAATAATAGCCGTCATTATCTGAACCAAACCCCATGTTTGAAATATCCCAATCCAAATTATTCTTTTTGACTAATTCTTTGACAGCTTCAAAATGGCAAAATTCATAAGATAAATGATGCGGATAAGATATTGAAGCCGTGAAACCATTGGCACTTGCTTTTATTTTTGAACCTGATCTATTGTTAGCTGGAATGTATTTTGTTTTAATTATAACCATTTTAAACCCCTTAATTAAAGTAAAAAGAAAATGTACTGATAATTTGAATCACTAACACGATGTACCAAAATGCTAGAATAGCGTATCCGATAGGCTTCTTTATTTCAGGCTCTTTGCTAATACACCATATAAATAGCATAATAACCGATGTACTAATTATTGATAAATAAATCATTTGAAATACCCTTTATATAATTGAATTACACTTGATATAATATCAAAGTATTTTCAAATGTCAATAGATTTTATCAAATATTTTTGATTGTATTTCAATATTTTTTGAAATACTTCTATTTTCTAAAATTGCTAATTATTTAAGCAATTGTTAATTGTTATCAATGTTATATATCTTTTCTTTATATTATCGCATGGATATATAATTAATTGCTATATGTACCATAAAAAAGATTCTTATTCACTCAATTATTAGATTTCCAATTTACCCCTAATTATAAAGACAAGTATATAACCCTATGTTATAACCATAATGTTATTAAGGGCTTTATATATGAATAGAATCTTTATGAATAGCTTAACCAATGCTTATTATTTAATCAGATGTTAAGTATAGGGGGGGGGTGTATTGGTTTAGTTTGGATATTTTTATAGGTACACAATAAATATACGAGAAGTAAAAAAGGGGTCTTTTCAAAGATCCATTATTAAAATTTAAAAAAGAATAAAATAAGGACATCTCGAACGAGACTAAAGATACTCTTTAAACGAACAGGAAGGGGTCTAGAAACGATTTTCTTTAATTTTTAATACCTACATAGCTCGAAATGCCTTTAGGGGCATTCCTCGCTTACTGGTCGAGAAGATAAATCATGATTTTACGCAAGACATATTCTAGGGAAAGGAGTATAATATTACATATAGGCTAGAGAAGTAATTAAATCTTTCTAAGAAAGGACACAATCATGTGGACAGCTCCTTCTGCAACCGAACTCCGTTTCGGCTTTGAAGTAACTATGTATGTTATGAATAAATAATTATATTCATAGAAAATAATTAAGCCAGGTTTGTTCCTGGCTTTTTTATTATGTATATATTATTTAATATTTTATATATATATATTATATTATTTATATATATATATATTATTAATTATATATTATATATATTATTATATATATATTATATTAAGATCTTATTATAACAGAATGTTTTCATTCTGTCAAGAGAAATCTTCTAAATGAATGAAAATAGTTTTTACCTGTATTTTAATCATAATCTTCTTTAACAGGGAAACTCAGCTTCCCTATACCCATAGTTTCTGAATGAAGTGAAGAAACACCTCCACATAGTGTACTCCAATAACATTCTTCATAAAGTACTTGACTTTCTTAAAAAGTTATGATATAATTGTTATATAGGCAATTAATTGTAATTGCTTTTCTCCGTAAGGGTAAAGAATGAATGAAGAGATAAAGCCAGTAGATATTGAGATAGTCGTAGCAGAAGCTACTCCTGAAAATAAAGACGGGGTGGCTGAGCAAGTCCGCCGTAGAGGTGGTCGTCGTCCAGGTGCAGGGAGACCAGCCCTTGTTCGTTTAAACAAAGAACGCATGGCTCAGGGTTTAGAACCCATCGAATACAAAAAGAACAAAATCATTAAGAAACGGAAGAGTGATGCCATTCTACCAGTTTCTAAAAAAGCAAGGGCACAAGAAATCTTAGCAGAGATGCTGGGTCGTGAAAGTAAATACATTGTCGAGAAAGTGCTACATAAAGCTCTTGACGATACAGATGATGACCAAATGGCTTGCCTAAAGATTGTCATGGATCGTATCCTTCCAGCTGACTATCTAGAAAAAGTTAAAGGTAAGAGTAATCAGATTAACATCCAAATTATGGGTGTCGGTGATACAGTGATACATTCGAGTGAAGAAGAAATACAAGAAGCTGACTACGAGGAAATAAAAGAAGACGATGGACAAAGAGGATAAATTTACCCCTTATGCTGTAATTTCAAAAGCAGTGGACTGGTTTAATAAGCCAGGATACTTCGATATGAAAACTGTAGCTGAAAAACCTGGTAATCAACTCTATGGTTCTGAGGGAACTGTTCTTGGGGCTAGTGATGCCTATCGCCATCTTGTAGGTTCTGCTTTATATGCTAGGAAGTTTGGAGAGACAATAGCAAAAGGTTTAGGCAATTACAATGAGTGGAAATTTTCTGAGCAAGATCGAAACCTTTACAAAGAAGAATCCGACATGGATAGGTTTAATAATGCTCTTGGATTAGAGATAGCAAAGAAAGCTAAAACTGAAGAAGATGTTTACAGACTTGCAAGAGAAGCTATAGAAAATAATAAAGCTTTCTACTACGACAATGAAACAGCAAATAAAAAAAGATTAGAGACAGATAGAAAAAAAGCGAGTATGTTTAATTAATTTTGGCTAATTTACAAGTAAAATTACATGAGAAGCAACTTGAGGTATTTAACGACAAGACTCGTTTTAAAGTTGTAGCAGCAGGACGACGCTTTGGTAAGAGTCGTTTAGCTGCATGGATGCTTCTCATTGAAGCGTTAAAGAGTAAGAATAAAGATGTATTCTATGTTGCTCCAACCTACCAACAAGCTAAAGATATTCTTTGGG